TGAAAACGAGCCTGATATCGTCCGATTGCGATCCGTTACAGGAACGTGTAGCGCATCAGCTGATTGACGATCTGGCGAGGGCGTTTGTGGATGCGAAACGGCAAAAATAACAGTGAAATTTTTGTTGGGATTCTGCTTGTTGCGCTTATGGAAGCGAACGATGATTATGAAGATTGAAAGGAGAATAGGCATGAAGATTAATTGGGGTGAATGGTGGAAAGCTGCGCTCATCCGTGCTATCCGGACTTTCGCTGAAGCTGCACTTGCTTACATTGGAACCGGGGCTGTTGTCCTGGGAGATGTTAACTGGTTGGCGGTGCTGAGTGCTGGAGCCTTCGGCTTCGTGACTGCTATCCTGCTTGCCTTGACTGGACTTCCGGAGGTCACGAAAGAACCAGTGACTGAACCTCCGGATGAGGAGTAAAACAGTTATAAAACAGTTATTTTGAACAGAGTCAAAGCGGAGAACGCAATAAAATCAACGCCTACAGCCTTTAAAAATGTTGACTACGAATCAAAAGGTCGTGGGTTCGAATCCCGCCGGGCTCACTTCCCCGGAAGCCTTGAAAAATAAAGGCTCCGGGGATTTTCTTTGTCTTTTTCTGCTTCCAAAATAAGGCAAAATATACGGTTTAGATGCAAAAATAACTGTCCAAAACAGTTATAAAACAGTTAACAAAAAAGACGGGGTTTTGTTCCCGTCAAGCATCCATGAGTTTCACAGCAGCGGTTTCTCTGCTTTCGGACGGGTGATCATAAATCTCCAGGATCATTTTTTCTGAGCCATGACCACACCAATCCATGCAAACATGGATGTCGATTCCTCTGTCTCTACATTCAGTGACGAACGTATGTCGCAGATCATGCGGTCGGAAGCAGACATCCACCCAGCCTTGCAGCCGGTATGTTTCTGCTTTCTGTTTGTCCTTTAGTTTCAGTTCCAGATAGTGGGTGTATTCTTGCGGATGGTTCTGTTTCCATTCCTTCGTGAGATGGTACCAGCGCTTATGGCATCCATTCAGAGCGGCAGATAAATCCGACATGTACGATTCCCATGCCCGGACAAAGGCTGTTTCGGAGCATACAGCACCATGCTCATCCGGGAGAGCATAATCTGTCACATTGTTTGTATGCGGCAAAAGTGATGCAAAAATCGGCACGGAACGCTTGGATGTGTAATTCTTCGTCTCACCGATCACAGGGCGGTTTTTGATGAATTTTACCGCATTGTTTACGTAAATTCTATCATCGTGGATGTTCTGTTTCCGCAAGGCAAGGACTTCACTTCTCCGAAGCCCTGCTTTCATCATGATCATGGCAGCTACCTGGCATCTGTGCGGAACTGTTTCAACAAGCATCTGTTCTGTTTTTGACAGGCATCTGTGTGTCCCTTTTGTCCCGCTGTGTGGTTTAGCAGATTCAGACAGCATAGGATTGGATGAGCAGTATTTGTTTTCCATTGCGTACTGGAAGAAGCCTTTAAACAGAAACCGTCCTTTGCTGATGTATGATTGCGACAACCCATCAAACTTTTTCCAGACAGCTTTAATGTCTGCCGGGGAAACAGCAAAAACATATTTATCCCCGATTGTATCCGTTAGCTTTTCCATAACCGTTGCATACTGGTTATATGTGCGTGGATCTATACCGGCTTTTGTTTCCATCCACCTGTCTGCCAGATCGATCACAGTTATCGGTTCCTGCTTTTCAATTCCATGTTCACATTCATATTTGTAATTGTCCCGTTTCGTCTTTGCTTCACTGTCTGTTTGGCCCCAGAACTGCTTCCCTTTGTACCAGTAACGATACAGGCCATTACTCTGCGGTTTCTTCATTTGGTTCCCTCCGCTTCGGATACAGAAGTTTCATTTCCTCCGCACGTTCTAACATTTTCCGCTGCCCTTCCGGAGAGAGCGAACGGAAAACAAGCAGTAACCTATCCTCTGGGATGCTGTCTTTTGATTCTGTTAATGCGGATTGTTTAATGCCAAAGAACTGGCATATCTTTTCCATCTGTTCCGCGCGAGGGTATCCCCGACCGCACACCCAGGCAGACACAGTTTTATAGGAAACTTCCGCATAACGGGCAACATCTGCCTGTTTTACTTTAGAAACGCGCAGTAATTCTGCAAAGTTTTTTCTAAAAATTTCTCTGTTCGTCATCTGCAAAACCTTCCATAAAGATTATATTGCCAATGATCTTTCTTTTTTGACTTTGTGATCGATGAGCATGCTTAATGCGTCTGCTCTGGCTCGTTCATCTGCTTCCCGGAAGGCAACGATCATTTCATATTCTTCCGGGGTCAGCACTTCTTCCCTTCTGAAGAAGATAACCGGGTCAATATCCAGCAGGATGCAGAGAGCTTCCTGATTCTCTCGTGAGATCTTTTTGATCTTCCCGTTTTCCCACCGGCATACGGTTGACCGGGGAACATCACAGTATTTTCCAACATCTTCCAGTGTTAAGCCCTTTGCTTTTCTCTGCTGGTGGATCAGATCTCCGATCTTCATGATGCTCTCCTCCTTACTGTATAAGGATTGTAGCATATGTTACTCAAAAATGCAAAAAAATTTTTTAAAAACGCTTGACAAGTGCTTGAAATTGCGGTACCATTCCATCAAGATGTTGCAGAAAAGAGCAACACGAACCACAACAGAAAGGGGGTATGGATGCGATGAGAGAAAATTTACTCAGGGCAAAAATTGTTGAGCGTGGCCTAACGGTCGAGCAATTATGCGCCAGGTGCAACTTCGTTAGATCGACATTCGACAGGAAGCTGACAGGGCAGACGGAATTCAACCGGGCAGAGATTGAAATTATTGCATATATCCTGCAACTGACAGACGATGAGATCCGAAATATTTTTTTTCCAAACTATGTTGCAAAAAACAGCAACAACATGACTTAACGGGGGTTCATATGAACAAGCAACAGTATGAAGCGGCGCACAGAATCATGGGTTTCTGTAGGGTGTTTATTGACCAGATGAACGCGTGCCTGAAGAATTCTGGCTTAAAGGATCTCGGCTATGAACTCTGCCTTGATCTTATGGGCGCTACGTTGTCTGACGGAAGTCGCTTAAATGGTTCCATCTATCTGCAACGGTTTGACAACGGGAAAATAACCACAGACTGGTTGTCTCAGCGGAACATTGAGGGCAAGGGATGGGTGATCGGAGTTGACTATTTTGCAGAAACGGGATCTCTACCGGAGAACGCAAGGTGGCCGGTTAACAGAGATGACCGCACGGGAGAGCCAAAGGCTGCAAGCAAACCTTACCCACCTGACGGGCTGTGGATTAGTTCTTATGACGATCCTCCTGTTCTGGATAGCTGGGAGCCGGTGAGCGAATGACTATCTGGTTGGATGCAGACGGGGTAGCCGAAAGGCTGAACGTTTCCAGGAGGACAGCACTAACCATTATGCGCCAGATGCCGCACAGCGTGATCGGTGGAACTGTGCGGCAGAGAATCCGGGTTTCGGAAGGCTCCCTGGATGCATGGATGGTAAAGCAGTCGAACAAACCGCCAGTGGCTATGGTTCAAACCGGGAGTAAGAGAAAGCTGAGAAGGAGGTGAAGAGAGATGGCAAAACCGTTACTGAATATCCACTGCATTGAGGAATCTTCCTGCGAGTATCCGGTTGCTGTAAGGATCGCAATGGATGATGGGACAATCCAGACCTACACACTGGAGAACAAGATGGAGATTCAGTTTTCCAAGATCATGAACTGCTTGCACAGGATTCAGGCAAACATTGAGGATCTGCGGGTCGGATATCAGTACGATCCTAAAAAGAAAAACCGCATCCCCCGGTCGGAACGGAGAATGCGGCGTGGGCAAGGGAAATAATCAGCATGTGACATGGGCATTATAGCATGCCCGGAGAGGTAAATCAAATGGACAAAATCGTAGACTACAAAACCTATGTGTCATTGGAGGAAGCGCTTAAAGCCCCGCAGACAGATACCCTTTGCTGGGATTGTGCGAAAGCCATGAAGCATGGGCTATGCTCCTGGAGCGATCCGGAGCGGCAAGAACCTGTCGAGGGGTGGACGGCAGAGGAAACAACCATGGGATTCCGTGTTATTTCCTGCCCGAATTTTGAACGCTGTACTTATGGTGGCGGTCGGTACCGCACCGCAGACGAGTATATCGAAACCCTGGAAGAGCGGGTCAGGAAGGACATCAAGCAGATCCGCAACATGAAAAAGACGATGTGGTGGAAACATGTTAACCGGCTCCGCATGGACAAGATCGCACTGAAAGAGCAGATAAGCATGCTCACAGAACAGTTGAAACAATATGAAGGAAGGGAGAACAAAGAAAATGTCCAGACCAACGATAGAGGGCTTTCCGAAGTGTTCCATGAAAGTCGATGACTGCTTTGCCCTTATTCCTGGCAGCAGATGCTCCTGTCTGAGCGACACAAACTTCGGAAGGGGCAACAAATGCCCGTTTTACAAGACAGAAGAAGAGTTCCTCAATGGTCAGATGGCCCACAAGGACGAGGAGGAAGAGTAATGGCTGTTAAGGTTTTGATTGTTGGTGAATCCGGGAGCGGCAAGTCTGCTTCTCTCCGGAACTTTAACGAGAATGAGATCGCAATCTTCAATGTCAGTGAAAAGCCGCTTCCGTTTAAGAAGAAGCTGCCCATGATGAAAACATCTGACATGAAGCGGATCGCCCAGGCTATCCGGCAGAATGACAAAAATTGCTACGTGGTGGATGATGCCGGACTGGCGATGACATTCTACCTGTTCGGCAAAGTGAACGAAACCGGGTATGGCAAGTTCACTTCTGTTGCGAAGGATTTCTATGACATGGTGCAAGCTGTGGATTCCTGCTCTGATGACACGGTTGTGTACTTCACGATGCATACAGAGCGCAGTGATGATGGCGAACGGATCAAAGCAAAGACTGCCGGGAAGATGATTGATTCACAGCTTACCCTGGAATCCCTGTTCACAATCGTCCTGTACTGCGTGACAGACGGTAAGCGGCACTACTTCGTGACCCAGAGTGACGGCGTGACTACTGCTAAATCTCCGATGGATATGTTCCCGTTAGAGATGGATAACGATCTCAAGGCGGTAGACACTGCTATCCGGGAGTATTACGGACTGGCAAAGGTCGGAACGCCAGTAAAGAAGAAGGAGCAGAAGCCCTCTGGGCTGGCAGACACTGTCAGCAAGATTCCGGGGTGATCGGATGGGCAGATTCGATAAAGGCGTGACGAGCTACACGTTCGCCGATGCCACAGTTACTGTCTGTTTCCCAGAAGACGAGGTCAAGTGCAAGTGGTGCAAGTTTCTGCGGCATTATGACGGGATAGATCGAGACAAGTGTGCGCTAACAGAGGACATCATTTTTACACGGGAGTTTGTCGGGCAAAATTGTCCGCTGACTATTATTAATCAAGTTGGATCGGAGGAGCTAAAGAAATGAACCCTAGTTACAGCGGATTTCAGGCGAAAGAACGGAAAGGTTTCTTGGATGTGCCACCGGCTGGCTGCTACGAAGCAGAAATCCTGAATGTGCGTTTCGTCCCTGCGGATGGTGGCAAACATCAGAGGGATACCATCGAGTTGTTCCTTGATATCTCGGATGGCGAATACAAAGGTCGCTATATGGAACTGTGGAATGACCAGAAAGAACGGTTTGGTGATTCTGTTTCATACAAAGGGATGTTCCGGCTTACACCGCCTGTTGAAAACGATGAACCGTGGCGGGTGAAAGCATTCGAAGAGAACCTGTGGTGTGTGCAGGAAAGTAATGACGGGTATTCCTGGGACTGGGACGAGAAGAAGCTGAAAGGCAAGAAGGTCGGCATCAATGTCCGGAACCACTACTACACCTACAACGGCAAGGATCGCGCCACAACGGAGATCTGCCGGTTCGAAACCATCGCTGATGTAAAGGCTGGCAAGTGCAAACCGGGGAAGGACAGGAACAACATCCAGAAGGAGATCGGAACTGAACCCGCCTTTACGGATGTTTCTGCCACAAATGTGGATGTTCCCTGGTAATTGACAAATCCGGGGCATGGCAAGCGCAAGAGCGCAACGGTGCTGCGTACCTTCGGTATTCCGTCCATCCTGCGTATTCCGTCTTTTTTTACAGATTTTTCTGCGGATGAGAGCAGCGTTGAAGGATGAAAGCCATGCCCCTTCTTTGGAGGATTAACATGATAAGCAGTGAAGAAAGGGCGAAACGCTTTAGAGAAGCACGGAGCTATCGAACCGATAGGGAAGTTTACGAAGAAACAAAAAAGAATGGCAACCCTGTTAGCCAAAGTATGATATCTGATCTTGAATCCGCGTCACGCAATAGACCTGTGCAATATCAAAAAATTGTTACTTTGGCTGAATGTTATGGAGTAAATGTTGCATGGTTAATGGGGCAATCTAAATCTCCTTCATTTAACGAAGACAAACAGGCGGCCGAAAAGGTGACCGGGTTGTCCGCAGAAGCGATTGATGTGCTTGCTAAGATTAAAGAAACAAAATTGATTGAAACGGTAAATAAAATTATTGAACACATCATATGACATTGAGCGCGACTAATAAACAAAGGGAGCAAATGAAGATGTCTGACCGGGAAATGGTTTTTGATGCATTCCGAAATTGCATAACAGAACCGAAGTGTAAGGATTGCCCGTGGGAGCAGTGCGAGCAGTTCAATCAGAAAAAGGTGACCATCCCTGTCACTCTGGCATTGGATGTTCTTGAGCTTCTGAAAGGGCAAGAACCAAAGATGGTCAAAGTCATAAAAAACGCCTATAACGAGGAGTTCTATTTCTGCCCGAATTGTGAAAAGCAATTCTATGGATATTTCAAAAGGCCGCTGTATTGCGACCAATGCGGTCAGGCGGTGAAATGGGAATGACACGGAAGGAAGCCATTGAAACTATCAGGATGGCTATTGCACAAGTCGAGTGGGAATATCCGATGGACTATGCGGCTGCATTTGATTTGGCTATTGAAGCGCTGAATCAACCGGAACTAGTCCAGTGTAAGGACTGCAAGTATTGGACTGACGAAAGAATACTTAATTTTAACAAATGCAGACGATGGATAAATGTTGGTGTTAAAAATTTCGCTACGATTGGTGACTGGTTCTGCGCTGACGGAGCGCACAAGGAGGTGAGCGAATGATCCTGTTGTGCGACACGCGCCAGCAGGAAGGGAAACACAAAAATATTGAAGCCTACTGTCGGCGCATGGGAATCGAGATGGTTCGGCAGAAATGTGATGTCGGAGATTACATGTTTCCAGGTGGGAGCATCTCAGTGGACACAAAGCAGGATCTGCTGGAACTGTCAAAGAACATCATGTCCTCAGATCACAGGCGGCTGAGAGCAGAATGCGAACGGGCAAAGGAATTAGGCATACAGCTCGTGTTTCTGGTTGAGGAAGTGCCGCCGTTTGGGAAGGTGGATATGTGGGAGATTCCCAGGTGGAAGACAAGCAACCGGTTCCACCGCTATGGTGATCCGATGACACTTGTGGATCCACGGACACTAAGGAAAGCCATGATTACGATGGTTGTGAAGTACGGTATACGGTTTGAGTTCTGCACAAAAAGGCAGACACCAGCACGGCTAATAAAAATACTGAAGGGATTGTGAGACAGTGAATAAGCTCCACATAGAAAAAGTTTCAAGCGATAACTGCTTCAGCACGTTTCTGGTCGAAGGATTGTCTGTTGAAGAAACAGATGAAATCCTGAACGCAAGCGCTAACGGCAAAGACCGCCGCGATGTCCTGGTAGATGTGATGAGCCGTCACGAGAATGATTATCCATATGGCAACAACATTGCGGAGGGTTGGCGTTGCGGATATGGCATCTATTCTATCCGGCACTTTGGCGGTCATCTGATTGTCCAGGTTGGAAACAGTTGTGATTGACGGAGGTATGTATGGATTTCGATGAGTTTATTTTAAGGTTCATAATGTTTCTTGCGCTGTTTGCACTGTTGCTCACACTCATCTTTATGGGCGGTGTAATTGGGCAAGGCTTGGGGTGGTGGCATTTCAATGCGGTATTGCACTGATGAGAATGGATACACTTTTCAGCTTCAACGATGCCCATTCTGCGGAATGGATGTTGCAGAACTGCTGACACAGACAGAACTGATGGAAGAAGCGAACGTGGAGCCGTATGATCATGCCGAACGATACACAATTGTATGTGCGTTCAACAAGCGTGGCTGCGGCGCTACCTGTGGATTCCATGATTCAAAAGCAGATGCCATCGCAAGATGGAATACGAGGGTGGTGATTTGATTGATCTGGTATTTCATAGCAGGATTCATCGCCGGAGTGGTCGGGACACTGATGCTGGGGAAATATGTTGCAGATAAGGTGGGCAAAAAGGATGAGAGATAAAACACTCCTCCGTCAGCTTCAGGCTCTGCCATTGGATGCAAAGGTTCTAATGTCACAGCAAAGAATTCGTGAATGGTATAACTACTTCAATGGTAATGTCTGCATAAGCTTCAGCGGTGGGAAAGATTCTACTGTTCTGGTTCATCTGGTTCATGATATGTACCCCAACGTTCCGCTTGTGTTTGCTAACACGGGATTGGAATATCCAGAGATCCAGGCTTTCGCTCGTGATATGGGTGCAGAGTTCGTCAGACCGAAAATGAATTTCATTGAAGTTGTGACGAGATATGGGTATCCGATCATCAGCAAAGAGGTTGCTGAAGCAATAAGTTTTGCAAGACGAATTGTTTCCATAGGGGGGGTACAACACAGAAAGCAGAGAGACTTCAAACGAATCGAACTTCGAGGATTACGGCTGCCAGGCGAAGGACGGAATTGGAAGGCCAACGAGAGAACGAGCTTATCCAGAAATCAAAGGCCGGACAGGATGGAGAAGGGCCAACCTCACAGGGAAAACGCCACTCCCCCCCCCACCAAAGAAGAACGGAACTCCAATGGACGAGACAACAGAGAACTCCGGAGAATCCAACGCTTCAGAAAGCAGCTCATGGGGAAAGACTAACTGGCACGGATGGAGACGAAAATGCATTGCCGGGGTAGAACCAGGGTTTACAGGAAGCAGTCAATTTAATAAGAAGAAATGGCTGCCGCTTTGCCAAGATGCCCCATTCTTCATCAGCCATTACTGTTGCAACGTAATGAAGAAAAGCCCGATAGCAAAGTATCAGCGGAAAACCGGATTGAAGCCTTATATCGGAACGCTTGCTGAAGAAAGCAGAATGCGTACACAGGCATGGATCAGACACGGATGCAATGCGTTTGAAGGGGCAAAGCAGACAAGTCAACCGCTTTCCTTCTGGACGGAACAGGATATACTCCATTACATCAAGCGAGAAGGATTAGAAATCTGTAGTGTGTATGGTGATATCGTTGCGGTTGATAAGGCAGGGTTTATGTATGAACCAGTACCTTGCATTGAATGCGATCTGAAGTGTACCGGGTGCCAGCGAACGGGTTGTGTATTCTGCGGATTCGGTTGTCATCTCGAAAAAGGCGAAACACGTTTCCAGAGGTTAGCGAAAACCCATCCAAAGCAGTATGAATTCTGTATGGGAGGTGGACAATGGGTGGATAATCCGGAGTACGATCCTACTGCTCCAAAGCATGACGGTGATTGGCTGAATTGGAACCCTAAAAAAGTCTGGATTCCATCAGAAAAAGGTTTGGGTTTTAAGAAAGTTTTCGACATTTGCAATCAGATTTATGGAGAGGGCTTTATTCGTTATGACTAATGTCCCTAACGAAATTAGAGAGATCTGGCGTGAAGTATACATTTTATTTGATACTCACTATCTGATGCCGAACACGGCAGAATCCTGGACTGCTTTCTGGGACGATGCAAACAAACTGTATGAGAAGTACGGCAAGAATGAATTGCTTGTCGGGATGCTCGTGATGGCTTCCTCGATCATCGAACACAGAATGAAACAGGAGCAGAAAGAAGGTGAAGCAGATGGAAATCGTCAGTGCGTTCCCGGATCGCAGATGTGAAAGCTGTAAGCAGTGCATTCTGAGTGTTAAGGATGATCCTGCATCCAATGCGGTAATTGTGCGGTGTAAAACGCAGGAGAATTGCAGGATGGCTAAACGGTCAAGGAGCAGAGATGAAACCGGATCCTCGTGAATTAACGGGCATTGTAATCGGGCGTGACGGTGAATACCTTGTCGGTGCTGTTCTTGGTACTGCTGTTCTGAGGTGGAGTACTTCACCCTGGGATGCATGGAAAACACGGCAGAAAGACAAGGCATTCATCGTTGCCCGTAAGGTTGGCGGCAAACGGTATTTGTTTAATCCGCTTGTCGGTACGTTACGATTGATGGAGGTAGAAAGAGATGGCAATCGATGCCAAGATGGCTTTTCTCAGGCAAACAGAGGAAGGGCTGTCGAGTAAGTTAACACAGACAGACATGGTTGTTTGTTTAAGCATTGTCAGTGACATCCTGGAAGGATTTGATGTGAGACAGGTTGACATGTATGACGAAAACGTGCCGGATGATCTGCTTACCTCGTTTGTGGCTTCCATGCTTGTACAGGGAAGAAGTAAGAAAACGATGTTTCGGTATGCATACATCATCAAGCGGTTCATGGATTTCGCAAAGGTTAGCACACGGAAAGTCAATGTGTACCACATCAGGAACTGGTTGGCTCATGAGAAGGCCAGAGGGATAGCAGACTCAACGCTGGAAGGGAACAGACAGGTATTGTCCTCTTACTTCGGTTGGCTGTTCCGGGAAAGCCTGATCGATAAAAATCCTATGGCGAATGTAGGTGTAATCAAAGTGGCTAAGAAGAAGAAGCTAACCTATACGGACATCGAGTTTGCGAAGCTGAACGAGTGTTGTTACGAGATCCGCGACAGAGCAATTCTGCACTTCCTTGCTTCTTCCGGCTGCCGGGTCAGTGAAATGACGGAACTCAACCGGGATTCTGTTGATCTCTACTGGCGCGAATGCATTGTCCATGGCAAGGGCAACAAGGAGCGGAAAGTCTACATCAGTGATGTGGCTGCCATGTTGATTGAGCAGTATCTGGAGAGCAGAACAGACAATAATGAAGCTCTGTTTGTTGGCAGAAGAGGTGAGCGGCTTCAACCTGGCGGCGTACGGATCATGCTGAACAAGATCGGTAATTTGGCTGGCGTTGAGCATGTTCATCCGCACAAGTTCCGCAGGACATATGCAACGAATCTCGCAAGGCGCGGCATGCCAGTGCAAGAGGTTCAGCACCTTCTCGGACATGACAAAATCGACACAACCATGGCCTATGTCATGATTAACGAGGAAGACACAAAACAAGACTACAGAAAGTTTGCGTAAGCTTTAAGTGAATAAATAAGTTAGAAGGAAGATGAAATTATGGGACTGCTTGAACAGATTGACATGGAATTGCAGAAAGACCTTCTGAATTTTGTTAAGGAGCAGGAAGAAAAGCCATATCCGCATACGTTGGGTGATGCGTTTCTTACTAAAATTCTGAAGGAAATTATCAGCGGCAATGCGAGGTTAAGCGGTAGTGTTACGAACTATGAGAAAAAGCGGATGTATCTGGAAATCAGCTTTTATGAGGACGAGGTGGAACAGGATGTATGACGAGCATATTCAGATGATAAATGATTGGTTCAAGCAACACGATGATTACGGAACGTATCACGTAGATGACGAATATGCTGTACGGATTGGCGATATGCGTGAGTTCAGAGATTTGATTGCTGAAATACCAGACCTTATTTATATCCCATGCGACTTTGGAACAGAAGGAATATTCTTCACAACTGAGGATTTGAACAAAGCGAGGTATTACTGACCAAATAAAACGCTGAAGGAGTAGGGAAAATGAACTGGACAGATATTATCGTTGGTGGATTGGTTGGAGCGCTTGTAGTCACCATGTTCTTTGGCTTTCTAATTCTGCGTGAGATATCCCGGGACAATAATTATTTCCATGGGATGATAGATGGAACAAAAATAGCTGATCAATTGATGATGATCGCCAAAATGCTCGAGAAAGAGCGCAACGGGGACAGGCGGTGAAATGGGAATGAATGCAACCTCAATGTTTGAATGCAGAACAGCGGAACAAGCAGAAGTTAACGGCAAAATATACTGCAAAGGGCATGAGACAAAATATGGCGGCAAAGAAATCGGTGAACCTTTGGACAAATGCCAGCGTTGTCGGCAATGGATTGGTAATCGCAAAGCGCTTAAGCCGGGAAAATACGGCGGGCTTACGGTAAAAGAATGGTAAGGCGGTGAAGTGGGAATGAGAATCGGTCGCGGACGGCAGAAACTGATTAATTGGCCTCCGTTGGCAGAAGTAGAAAGCTTACGATGGGCAAATAATCATACCCAATACAAGTCAGCTACATACGGCTTTTGCGAAGCACAGGACTGTTGTGAGGTTTGCGACAGTAGAATACGGATGTTGTGCAAAACCAAATGTCTGATTGATAGATTAAGATTGAGAATTATCAAAAGGCACTACAAAATCAAGAATTGGTGGTGATGAAGTGGACAGGGAGAAAGTTATCTGTCATTTGAATGATTGCATGGAAGCATCCAGACAGGACAACACATGGGTGTTTGTCCGGAAGGATATCGTTGAGGATGCCATCGCCATGCTTAAAGAGCAGAAAGGTCTAATGCTCTCACTTGAGCAGAGCAATGCGGTGAACGGATATCTCAATGCCGAGGTCGAACGGCTGAACGGGTTGCTGAAAGAGCAGGAAGCGGTTGTCCGGTGCAAGGATTGTGCATACGCACTTTTCAAAGAAGGGGCAGTAGAACAAGGGCATATATTTTGCACTAAACCATTTACCGAACGTTGGTAAGCTGTCAAGCCAAATAATTGGTTCTGTGCTGACGGGGAAAGGCGTGAATATGTTAAGCCGCCAACAGAGTCAGCAACAGACTGGGACGGCGTTGAGTGCGAGTAAATAAAGGCGGCGATTGAATGGACGAGGAAGCTGTTTTGAACGCCATCAAGCGGATGCGGTTTGATCATCTTCGACATGGAGGTAACCCGAAAAAGATAACCATGAGCAGGAAAATATTCCATGATATGGTCAGCGGAGTCCGTGAATTGATGTGCATTGATGCAGGAGATCATCCGGAATACACGGTCTGTGGAATGGAGATCGAAATCAGGGATGATGTAGACCCGGAAACATTATTCATTGTGAGTTAAAGGCGGCAATAAAGCGGAGGTTGAAATGGACGCGGTAAAACGGATCTGGTAGATCTTCCATCCGAGACGGGCATACAAACGGGCAAGATGGAAACGAGCCAGGGGGCGGTTTCTGATCAGGGAATTGGGCGGCAATAACGTTTAACAGAGGTAGTGCTGGCGCAAGCCATATTACACCAAAAGGCGGGTTCGATTCCCGCTCGGTGGTTGAGTTCTGGTGAGACGGGGTGTTGGTTCGAGTCCAACTGATATGTGCCTGAAAAGATTGGCAATCCCCAGGCTAACCTGTGGTAGGACAAAACCCGTGGGCATGGTAAGGTTCACGTTAATCTGCCGAAGATTCCATTATCAACTTGCAACTAACTTATGACTAACTTGCGACTAACCTACTGGCAGGAGGAATAAAGCGATGGTTTACACTGTGTGGCATACGGACAGCCACAACAATTTCCAGACAGAGGTATTCCAGGACAAGCAAGAAGCCATCAACACGCTTTCTTCGATGATTGGGAAGTATGATCGCTGTGGCATTATTGATTCTGTTTTCCATCCAAAGACGGTGAAAAGCAGACCCGTTATGGTCAGCCGGTGCAGTGCGTGTGGATCCCTGATCAATAGCATTGACAATGCAGTTGCATGCGGACGGTGCGGCGGGGGAGTGATGTGGGATGCCCCAGCCGCCACATAATCCAAAATATCTCTATTCACTTTACAGAAACAGTGATGACAGACTAATGGCATTTGATACAGACATCCATGAGATCGCAAGGATCGCCGGGTTTGCGAATGCTAAATCTGTTATCTGGATGTTTGCAACGCACAAGAACATTAACAAGAAATGGACGATCACACGGGAACTGGTCAAAAATGTCGAAGCGGAGGTGAACGAATGAAAGCAGACTATATTAGCGCAAAGGGAGACATATATCCTTCCCCCAGGCAGTGCCGGTGCGGCAGTTATGCGAGGGTAAGGTACAAGATTCCTGTTCATTGGGTTGAATGCGGAAACAAAAAATGCCCGTACAAGCTGCACAGTGGGTACCATACGGACATGACTGGCGTGTTCGATCCTGCCGCAAGGGATAGAGCAATAACAGACTGGAACCGAATTGTTACTGGTAAATAATATACCGATGTTTTCAGATGCTCTAATTCTATGATATCATAATTATAGAAGTTCTAAATTTAATAGAGCAGAGAGGTGTTCTCATGGCAGACAAGACCACTTTTATTAAGATTGACAGGAATATTGTCAATTGGGGATGGTTCAAAAGTTCTAAAATACTCCATGTGTTCATGTGGCTGCTTATTAAGGCAAACATAAAAGAAGGGCATTTTCAAAAAGATATAATTAACCGTGGATCTTTAGCAACAAGTAATGCACACATAGCAGATGGATGCGGATTAACAATTGATAATGTAAGAACTGCACTCGCTAATCTTGAAAGCACCGGAGAAATAACGAGAACAGTACGGAATCACTATCAAATAATTACCATCGTAAACTACGAATCTTATCAATCAGATATCACAAAATCCAGACGGCAAATCCCAAGCAACCCCGATGGCAAATCCCAAGCAACCGCCATAGCAAATCCCAACAATCAAAGAATAAAAGAATATAAGAATGGAAAGAAAGAAAGAAGTCGCTCCGCTCCCGATTCCCCTCCGGGGGAGATCCCCGAACTTTATCGTGACCAGTTTGCCACTGTCGAGGAATATCTGGCATGGAGGAATCAGTAATGAGATACGAGATGAACCAGGATGACTTAAACGGGTTCATAGAGTTTATCGGCGCGGAGACAAAGACAAAGGGCAAGGATGTGTTTTTCCGGTTCTGCCCTAAGTGTGGATCTTCTGCTCCGAAGGATGACGAATGGAAGTTCTCCGTCAACTGGAAGACTGGCGCGTTTGGCTGTTTGCGTGGGTCATGCGGATATCATGGGCATTTTATCGAACTGTGCCGGGACTTCGGGTATAAGGTCGGGCTGGACGCTGAACAGGCGTATGTGCAGTTCCCACAGCCGAAGGAACGCATCAAGCCAAGGGACTCAGCGGTGGCTTATCTGTCTGGTCGGGGCATCAGCCAGGTCATAGCAGAAGCATATGAGGTTACTGCTTTTGAAGACAGGCCGAATATCCTCTGGTTCCCATTCTTCAACGAGTACGGGAAGCTTGTATATGCAAAATTCCGGAAGATGGATTATAAGAAAGGCAGGGACAAAGCAAAAGAATGGACGCAAGCCGGTGGGCAGCCGATCCTGTTCGGCATGAAACAGGCAACAGGGTTCGACACGGTGGTGATTACTGAGGGGCAGTTGGACTCTCTATCTGTGGCTGAAGCATTCTGGAGCGAAGAGGATAAACCCGATGCTTTCTGCTCTGTTCCGAACGGATGCAATGCGTTCACATGGATCCCTAATTGCCTTGACTGGTTGAAGAAGTTCAAGACCATCATTGTGTTCGGGGATATGGAACATGGACACATGACTCTGCTTGACACGATAGCTAAACGGATCCCATGCAGGATTAAAGCGGTACAGGCGGTCGATTACCTGGGGGAAAAGGACGCTAACGATATCCTGCGGTCATTCGGTGCTGAAGCTGTCAGGAAGGCGGTGCGCGGTGCAAAGGAGCAGGAGATCAGCAATGTAAAAGAGATTGCAGATATCCAGTACGTGGACATTACACGGCTCCCGAAAGTAAGCACAGGCATCATTGAACTGGACAAGGCGCTGAAGGGCGGCATCTGCTACGGGCAAGTTTGTCTGCTTACTGGCAAACGCGGTGACGGTAAAAGCACACTGATGTCTAACATTTTCGCAGATGCACTGGATCAGAAGATCGGATGCTTTGCCTACTCCGGGGAGCTTCCGGCGTTTCACTTCAAAGCATGGCTCAACTGCCAACTGGCAGGGAATGATCACATGTCTGCTCGTCAAGATGGGTTCGGCGATACAGAATACTATCTGGATGCGGAAACGGACAAGAAGATCAGCGAGTGGTACAGGGGAAGGGCGTTCATCTATGACAACACGGCCATAGATGGCGAGGAGACGGAGAGCCTGCTTGAAACCATGCGGAAGGTCGCTGCCAGGAAAGATGTCAAGCTGTTTTGCATCGACAACCTGATGACGGCGATGGACATTGTCGAAGACCAGAACAATCTCTATCTCGCACAGAGCAACTTTGTCCGGGAACTGAAAGAGCTTGCCATGAAGTTTGATGTTGCTGTTATCCTGGTGGCTCATCCCCGGAAGGCAGGGAAGGACGAGAAAGATGCCGGGTTCGACAATGACATTGTGTCTGGTTCGTCAAACATTACCGACCGGGTGGACATTGTGATCAATTACTCCCGGGCGAAGGAAGGTTCGGATTTCGATTCTCTGCTCCAGGTCGGGAAAAACCGGTTAGCTGGCACTCTGAAATTGGGCAAAGACGGGATCCCGCTGAACTATTCACCGAAAACAAAACGGGTGTTCGGGCTGCGGAGCCTGACGAAACGGTACGGGTGGGAACGGAACGAGCCGGTACGGGTTGATGATATTGATGTGCCATTTTGAGGAGGTGCGGACGGATGGAAACATGCTTTGACTATGTGAACAGGGACATGGGGTACTTCAGTTCTGATGAGCGGCGGTTCATCACGAAGATCCGGAAGCTGAAGCAAAAATTCCCCGATCAGGTACAGATTCTGGCTGAACCGGAGAATAACGGTGGGTGCATTTACTGCTCTTTGCCATCATCCTGGCTGAAGATCATCCCAAAGCGGGAAGTGACGGATGATGAACGCGAATTGAGACGGGTACGGTGGAACATTCAACACGGATATGGTGAGAATGCCGCATCGGATGCGGAAAAAACGGTTCAAAAACTATCTTCTGATGGCGAGGATGAGTATTTATCCATCTGAGATACTGAAGCGGCAAAATGGGGCAAAAAGTCCGCATTGCGAAGGGGGAGCAAAAAAATGGGCGCGAATCGGGCAATGAGACGAAAACAGGCACGGGAGCAGATGCATGAATGGGTGCGGATGGGACAAGCAGAACAGGCGCAGCGGCTCACACAAAACGGAATCAGTGAGCAAGACCTGAAGAAAAGCTACGATGACGGTCACATGGACGGTTTCAAGGCGGGTACGGATAAGGCATTGAAGACGGTTTATGCAGGGGTGGTGCTCCAACTGCTCGATAACGGGTACGGGAATGCGGAAGCAATCAGTTTCCTCCGGGAACTGGACAACAGGATTATTACATCGATCAGTGCTGGCGAAGACATCGAAACTGTTTTTGAAAAAACAGGTGTGCGGCTGATGCTCAAGGAAGATTTCGAACGGGTACGAGAAGTTGAGGAGGTGGAAGAAATTGTCTGAAAAAGGTACGGGAAGGCCTACCAAAAAAGGTACGGGTGAACAGATGAAAACTCGTTGCTACTACACGGATTATGTGAATCACATGGTGCGTTTCTATCTGTCCACACCAAACACGCTGCCAGTGTCCGGGAAACGGAGAGCAGATATAGAAAACTGGATTGCGGTGCAGGATGTATGGCGAAAATTGGGTACGGAGGAGCAGAAAACCCTCGAAACCATCTACCGCTTGACATTTAAGGTTTCTGATGGGGTAGAGATGTACTGCAAAAAAACGGGTGCTGACAGCTACAAAACGTGGGTGCTGGTCACTAAAACAGTGGCTGCCATTGCCAGGCGGCGCGGCCTTGTGTGATCGGGTACGGAAACGGGTACGGAGCAATAAAAAATACCGCCATCCATGTACGGACGGCGGTTTTTCTTTAGGTACGGTACCATGGAAACAGGTACGGATCTATGATCAGCGGTACTGCTCGTATTCCTCTTCTTCCTCTGCTTCCTGCTGGATAGAATAGAGCAAATCAGAAAGATTTTCCTTGTAGGATTGTACTTGATCGTCAATCAATCCGGCTTCTATCTCCGCTTTTTCTGCTTCGGAATCAGGTACGGAATCACTGTACAGATCCCAAACATTGCAGCCGGAAACGGTGCAGATGTAGAACAGTTCGCGCGGCTCGCAATCCTTTGGAATCAGGTACGAATTGTCACCATGCACTTGCTCTAGGATTTGCAGTTCGCCGTCTTCCCAAACATACACAGCATACTGGATGCGACCGAATGATTCCAGGGTTTCACGATACAGCGCCGGGAGCTTTTCGGTAATGACGGCGGCGTACTTTTTGAGAGCTTCAGATCTTTTCATGGTTTTTCTTTCCTTTCTGTTTTTCAAATTAGGTACCGGAAACAGGTACGGGAACAGGTACGGGAAACGAGTTTAAAACAGGTACGGAACCAGGGGAAACATAAAGGATACAGGTACGGAGGAACAAACGCGGGACAGGTACGGAAGCGGCTATTATTCGCCTTCTGTCGCGGTTCCGGCGCTGTCGCTGCTATTGGTGCGGATCCGGTTCAGATCGGCCCGGATTAACTGTTTTATATAGCCTTGTTTTGATTCTACAGAATCCAGCTTTTCCAGGATATCTGCATCATTTACAATATGCAATTTCATCACGAACGATTTACAATGCGTGCTATCATATTTTGCCTGGATTGCGCTTCTTTTTTGTGCCATTGTAACGGCCTTCTTTCATTGTTTGATGTGGTATGTATATAATTATATCTGTATCGTTCCGGGCTGTCAAAAACAGCTTTAAAAGGCTGTCAATGATATGTTTTATATAGCGTGTTCCAATATTCGCAACACTCGCGGAACAATGACGGATCCGGCGAAAAATCATCTGGAAATTTTTGCGTTTCCGTTTCTGTTAAAAGCGCTTTCATGGCTTCCGTTGTCATTGGTTCGCGGCTTGTTTCACATTTGAAAACGTCTGCTATCCATTGCATAGTTATAATATCCATCTGTTTTACCTTCCTTCTGTCAATGCCTTGCGTTTTTCTTTATTTCCGCGACAAATTGCAGCAGATAACGAGCATAAAAGCGGCGGCGCGCCGCGTCCATGGCTTGCCAGCCTTCCGCGTTTTCTGTTTGTATGGGGAAAGCGTCATACAATCTGCATAATAAATGCAGCGTGTCTGGAATCGATAATAAGCCGCGTGAATAGTCGCGGACTGTACATTCTGCCGATTCTATGATAGCAGAATCAATTTTATAACTTGCTTTCATTCCTGGCCGCCTTCCTTTCATCAAATGAAAATATAATAGAATATTGTTGCACTGGCCGTTTTGCTAACATGGCGCGGCTTTTTTCTGTTCATTGCATCGGCCAGGCCGCGCGGAAGATTTTTTTCCGTAAAGCGTTGCGCGGATCCATCACGATAAAAAACGAAATAATTTATTTCATGGTTACCATGGAACACAACTACATTAATTCCCGAAATGCTATTCATTTTCTGCTTTCCCTTTCTTTTTCTGTTTAATAGGAATTCCTGCCTTTTTTACCGGAAGGCAGGGAAACCGGAAACTGGTTATTGATTGTTAACAATTTCGCACAATTTCGCGTATAACGGATCCTTTTTAGCGTTGTATTTGGTGGAATGTTCCAGGAACAAAACGTATTTATATCCGGCGCAAACGCCGCATTTTTCGCAATGCTGATTTTCATCTATGCCGCATTTGCAGATATAAACAGGCTGGCCTAACTCTTTAAGTGTATAATAGGCATTTATGATGTAGTCGCAATGGCCGAAATTGAAACCAATGCCAGGAATAACAGACTTCACAATGTTAGCGTTTTTAAGGTCATCAAAAAGTGTTTCATACTTCTTAATTTTTGTGTATGTCCAGAAACGGAACGATTGATATTTTTTCGCTATATCGTACCACATTGCAGCGTATCCGTCCGGATCTGCTGTATTAAAATCACCGGCGGCATGTATCCGGATTTCACCGCGCCGTAAATAATCCAATTGCGCCATTATGCAGCGTTTCATAAAATCCGGATAAAGATTAACAATAATTGTATTAATGGCCATTGACCGGATTGTGCCATCATGTGTATAGTGGCCGGTTTTCGCGTAACATCCGTCGCAATTACAGATACATGTTCCGGATACGGTGTAAACAATTCCGTCAATGTCAATTTCAATTGTAAATGTGCCAGGCAGCAAAGAGAATGTCCAGACAGCTTTTCCCGTTTTTCCGTTGCCTTCCTTCATTGGTTCACGGATCCAGCCCAACGGGGAAAGAATTTTTTCATCTTTGAATTCTATGCCATATTGCGCGTAAATCTCACGTTTTGACATCTGCTTGCATTTCGTCATGATTTTTCATCCCTTCTGTTTTAAATTGCCTTTATCGGCTTATTCACCAAATAAATTAGATTTTCTTTTTATACTGGCCGTGAGTGGCGCCGCCTTTACTGGATACTCAGCAATCCCTGCATCGCATGCGGAAAACATGCTTTTCTTTACATATATAATACATCTACACATATTAAAAAGCAAGTGAAAATTGCAGAAAACAGCAAAAAAATTTTATCTTTTTATCGGCCATGAAGTAGTTATTTTTTATCCTGGTTTTTTCTGTTTTCCTTCATTAGTCAAAAAGAATATATTAATATTGTATCTGTATTATGTTTTACATTATTATTGATTTATATTGTTATTTAGTTATTTGTTCCCTTTATGTGCAATATGATATTATCTATCTGTTTTATTTATCTGTATTATTCATCTGTTTTTGTGCCAGTATAATTTATCTGTTAGTGGATCCATATATAACAAGCTGCACTGTATCCGGATTATAATATTATTGCATATAAGCATGATACCAAAGCATATTATCATGCTGTTATAATGTCATCGTTATTATTTGCTGTTAACAGATTAAAAATATGTAATATAAGACAATGGTATGCAATGTAAGACGATATACAGAAGGATAATAAAACAGAAGGATAATAGACCAAAGATATGTAATACAGAAGGACAATAAAATATATTCTGTACATGAGAATAATACAAGGCAATAATATGTAACTGGCATAATATCATACATTTTCGGAAATAAACACAACTAACCATTATGCCATTATGTCATTATCTGTTTATATGGCTGCAATTAACCGGATGAAGTAGTAAAGGCCGGATATGATAGCAACTATTCGTAAAACAACTGTTTAGCGAATAGTTAAAATCAATATATTGTATATGCTATCACACTATGCTACAATATATAGATTTTATGTAGATCTTGCAATTTATACTGTATCTGTATGGCTTGTTTCCTGCTGTTTTTGCATAGATTGACCACCCCCAGGGGAAAAGAGGGTTTCCCTGCCCAGCCCGGTTAGTCCCCTCTATACCGCCAAAAAACAAAAAGCCTATCGGCACTGGACAGGTGACTGTGGTATCTATGGTGTATGCTATTCCTGCTTGTTCTGCTGCATCAGATGGTCTGGCTGCGCCGGGGTGATGGTTCCTCTGCTTTATCTGCCCAAACCGCGCAACGGGCAAAGGGTTTGACTGAAACCAAAGCAGATAGTACAATAAGCTCAAACAACTAAGAAAAATGGAGGTGAAGAGGATGGATAGCGGCAGTACGGGGGCCGAAAAGAAGCAGCCGAAGAAGAGGGGCCGAAAAAAGGGGCAAAAGAGCAGTTACACTGTCTCCGAAAAGGCTTTGGCACAACGCAGGAAGAACACAGCGATCCCTCTGCCCGAAACGGATGAGGAGCGAAGCTACAACTCAGCGCTTATAAAGCACATCATGGCAATCAATGAGATCGCACAGAACGCCGACAGGAGCGATATCAACTCCTTGAAGTCATGCTTTATAAACTATTTACAGCTCTGCTATCAGGATGGGATGCCAATCACAAACCTCCAGGCGTATGCTGCGATGGGTTTTGATAATACTCAGTTCATCTGCTGGGCAAGGACTAATATCCCGGAGCGCAAAGAACTTGCTACGTTTGTCAGGACTACGTGCGCTATGTCAAGGGAAGCGATGGTATCCTCCGGGAAGCTGAACCCGGTGATCGGCATTTTCTGGCAGCGGAACTTTGACGGGCTTCGGAATGACACAGAGCAAGTGCAGAACGCTACACTGGAAGCAGAGGACGATTCGGACACCGGCAGTTCCTACAAGGACAAGTACAAAAACCTGATCGGAGAATGATATGGAACAGGCAACAGAGAACAACAAACTATTCCATGCAATGATCCGTGAGGGTTCCCGTGGCGATATTTCTGCTTTTGAGGATGCTCTGCGGATCGCCAGGGAGATCGAAGGGACTGACTGCTCTGTTATTCGTGACTACAAAGAGCAGATAGTCGCAAAGCAGTATAACGAAGAAAACTTCCGCACTGCTCACGAATACTCGCAGACGCTTCGGGAGTATATGGCGCAAGCACAGCCGGAGGCAGATAAAGACAAGGCAAAGCTCCTCAACTGCTACCGGGACACGCTTCTGTTCGATGCCCCGTTTGATTTCGACTGCTTTTGCCGATATATCGAGTGGGACAGGGAAGAGGACAAGAAGTTCTACATGCCCAGGAGAAAGCAGTTACTGCCACTTGCAAGGGCATTACAGCGGCTTGAGGAGCGCAAGATTCATCTGCTCTGCATCTCCTGCCCTCCAGGTATTGGCAAGACTACACTGGCTGAGTTCTTCCTGGCATGGACTGGCGGCAAGCACCCAGAAATGCCCAATATCGCAGGATCACACAGTAATTCCTTCCTCCGCGGTCTGTATGATGAAATCCAGCGGATTGTGGGGCGGCGATCAGAGTATCTTTGGCAAAAGGTTTTTCCCGCTACAAGGCTTGTCGGCACAAACGCAAAAGACTTGATGCTGGATCTTGGAAGCAGAAAACGGTTCAGCACATTTGAGTTCTCGTCAATCGGCAGTGGGAACGCCGGTAAAATCCGGGCAGCCAATATCCTGTACTGCGATGACCTGATCGATGGCATCGAAACCGCCATGAACCGCGACCGGCTCGATAAAATCTGGCAACAGTATTACACAGACTACCGACAGAGGAAGATCGGTGACTGTGCGGAACTGCACATTGCAACTCGTTGGTCTGTTCATGATGTGATCGGGCGGCTGGAGGAAATGTACGGCAACGATAGCGATGCGGAATTTATCGTCTGTCCTGCTTTAAACGATCAGGATGAGAGTAACTTCGACTACCCGTACGGCGTGGGGTTTTCCACTCAATTTTACCGCGAACAACGCGAGATTATGGACTCTGCTTCATGGAAAGCGCTGTACATGAATGAACCGATTGAGCGCGAAGGGCAATTGTACCCGCCTGATCAGTTACAGCGGTACTTCGAACTGCCAGAAGGCGATCCGGATGCAATCATCGGTGTCTGCGACACGAAAACCACCGGCTCTGACTATTGCGTGATGCCGATTGCATACCAATACGGCAACAAGTTCTACATTGAGGATGTCCTTTGCGAGAACTATGCGCCGCAGATAGTCGAGACCAACCTTGTTTCTAAGATCTGCCAGCGCAATCCGCACATGGTACGCTTTGAATCCAATGTGGCCGGCGGCAAACTGGCGGCAGATATCCAGGCGGCGGTCAAGGAAAAGGATTGCAGGACGAAGATCGAGACAAAATGGACTCAGGCGAACAAGGAAACGAAGATCCTGATGGAGTCGCACTGGGTGATCGAGCATTGCATCTTCCGGGACGATACTGTCCTGCACGGCGATGAGTGGCGAGAGTACCGCAAGTTCATGCAATTGCTCTGCTCTTACTCGCTTGAAGGCAAAAACAAGCACGATGATGCCCCGGATGCGATGGCACAACTGTCGCAGTTCGTCCAATCCTTCTCCGGGAATAAGGTTCAGATTGTCAAGAGAATGTTCTAATAGCAAAAGACGAACATTAGAAGCTGCTTTTTGCGGAAAGTTCACAAAAACGAGCAGAAAATGCTCTAATTTGCACAGAGTTATTGCTGTAAACGCCTATTGACAATTGTTTTTTCTCTGTTTTATAATCGCCTTGAAAAAAATCAATGCTGTTTTCTTCCTAACAACGCATGATTGCGAGAAATCGCGGTCATGCGTTTTCTGCTAATAAAGCCATTAATACGGGAGATGGCTATATTAACAGACAAAATGGCTAAGTTGGAGGTGAGAAACGTTGTCTGAACTGCATCAGAACTCTGAAGAGGAGCGGAAACAGGCCGCAAGGGCTGTCAGCGCTACTAAGACAATGTTCGGTCGGAGGATGATTCTCACTTCTGCTGATGCCATTACTGCCGACAACGTGGTGAAGGTGGTTTCGCAAGCGTACAATACGCATTTGCTGAACCGGGAAGAGATCGAATACCTCTGGAACTATTACAAGGGCAAGCAGCCGTCCATCTACCGGACACGGGAAGTGCGGGACGAGTTGACTGCCCATGTGGTGGAAAACAGGGCAAACGAGATCGTTTCCTTCAAAACCGGTTATCTGGTTGGCAAACCGATCAAGTACATTTCCTCTGCTAACAGCGAAGCAGTGTCTGCCGCTGTTGCAAAGCTGAACGATGCAATGCGTTTGGTTGGCAAGAAAACGAAGGACAAAGAGCTTGTCGAGTGGCAGATGATCTGTGGGGTCGGCTATCGGTACGTTGTCCAGGAAGGAAACGGAACGAAGCGGATCCCCTTCAACCTGTTCACACTGGATCCACGAAACACGTTTGTCATCCGGAAGAATGACTATTCAAAGCGTGTTCTGGCTGCCGTGAACTACGTTGTCAACGAGGAAACGCAGGACATCAAATTCACTGTTTACACGGATACGGCGGTATTCACATTTATCAAAGGCACAGACAGGCCTTTCGCTATGAGAAATCAGTTCGGCCTGATTCCGATCATCGAGTATCCAGCGAACTCTGCCCGGTTAGGGTGTTTTGAAATTGTGCTGTCGATGCTCGATGCCATCAACGATTTCGATTGCGCTAGGACTGAAGCTGTTGAGCAGTTCGTGCAGAGCTTACTTGTTCTGTATAACTGCCAGGTTGATGATGGGACTACCGCCGACACTATCCGTGCCGCCGGGATGATTCTGCTCAAGACGGTCGGAGATGCAAAAGCAGACATCAAAGTGCTTGCTGAACAGCTTGACCAGAGCCAGAACCAGACACTGAAGGATGACCTGTACAACTCTGTTCTCCAGATTGTCGGGATGCCAAGTCAAAGTGCCGCCGGAACCTCTGATTCGTCCAATAACGGTGCGGTTGTGCTGAAGAACGGATGGCAGGGAGCAGAAACACGGGCGCAGGATTTCGAAGCAGAGTTCGAACTGCCTGAGATGGAAATGCTCAACGTGGTCGCTGTGATCTGCAATATCCTGCAAAACGGTGAATATACCTTCGATCCTGCCGATGTGGAGATCAAGTTCACACGCCGGAACTATGAAGACATCATGGCAAAGAGTCAGACACTAACCACCATGCTGGCGAATGACAAGATTCATCCCCAGAAGGCGTACGAAGCTTCCGGTATCTTCCCGGATACGGAGGAAGCCTACCAGATGGGCATGGCGTGGTTCAGAGAGCATGGAGGCGATCAGCAGCCACGGCAGATGGAACCGAAACAGGTGGTTGTTGAATGAGCAGTGCCGTCATGGAGTGGGACGAGCTGAACCTACTCCGTGAATCTGTTCCAGGGCTGCTTGCGGAATATAAGCAGACAAAAAACCGGGAGCGAGTCGATCATTGGTGCGACTACATGGAGTTCGTCCTCTGCCTGATCTACGCATATGGGTGGCAGGACGCTGAAGAGATTGTCGGAATCGTCCCTTTCAAGGATGGTTTGGATGATAAAACTGTGAACCTTGAAATTGAAGGAGAAACTTTCCGGGAAAGAATCCAGAAACAACTGGATGAAGGCTCCATGGAAGGCATACTCCGGATCATAGAAACGGAATCCATAAGGGATTACAACGCAGCTGTATATGAAGCCGGCAAGGAAAGCGGCGTTCCTGGTGTCCGGAAGCAGTGGGTGACCATGATGGACGGCAGAGTCCGGGAAACCCACGATTACCTGGAAGGGGAAACGGTTGGCATCGATGATCTGTTCTACACCTTCGATGGCGATTCTGCTTACGCCCCAGGTGGTTTTGAGAAACCAGAGAACAATATTAATTGCAGATGCCATATAACGCTTGCGTTGTGACATGAAAGGAGAGATTTATACGGGAAGTCTCGACATCATTGTCACCCACTACAAGGAGCCGTGGAGCGTAGGCAAAAAGCTGTTTGATACTATTGCCTTGCAACGGGACATTAACTTTGATGATGTGGGTGTCATCCTCGTGAATGACGGGGAAGAGAACGAACTGCCTGGTAACTGGTATAAGCAGTATCCATTCCAGATCACGCAGATGAGCATTCCACATGGCGGTGTATCCAAGGCGAGAAACGCCGGGCTGGATGTCTCGGATGCTGACTGGGTGATGTTCTGCGATTTCGATGACTGCTTTTCCTCACTGTTCGCCTTGTACCTCATTTTCTGCGGAATAGCAGAGGACAAATGGGATCTGCTTCGCGGAACATTCATGGAGGAAACCAAGGACAAAGAGGGCGTTATCCACCTTGTTACGCATGACGATGACACGGTGTTCGTGCATGGCAAGGTGATCCGAAGGGAGTTCCTTTGGAAGAACAATATCCGTTTTAACGATAAGCTGACGATTCACGAGGACGGATATTTCAACACGTTGGTTTACATGCTTGCAGGAAAACGGTCAGAGAAAATCAACACCCCGATTTATCTGTGGGCATGGAACGATAACAGCGTGGTTCGGAAAGACAAGTCAGCGGATTATGTCCTCGATACATATTCCCACCTGATGCGGCAGAGGATCGCGCTGACGAATGCCATGATCGAGCGGAACATGCCAACTGAAACACTGTTTACGGTGGTAAAGACGGTCATGGATGCCTACTATGATTTCCAGAAGCACGAATGGAGAACATTGAAGAACCGGGCAAGGAAAGACCGGGCAGAAAGATGGTTCTGTGCTTACCTGAAACGGTTTGCGGGAATCTATGCCAAGGCAGACGTGAAGCAGATCGGGGCGCTTGCGGCACTGTCTCGTGACAGAGTTGTCAAAGAGGGTTCAATGCTGATGGAAGGCGAGACGCTGTCTACCTGGTTAACCCACATCATGAATGATGTTCGACCGATTCCGGTTGATGAACAGAATGTTTGAGCCGAAAGGCTTTTACATAAGACAGAGAAGTCTATAATCGCAACATAGTGCAGAGAAGCACTCAAAAATTCGCAAAAGGAGACTAATTAAAATGGCTAATGAACTTGAGAACTCCAACGAGAACAGTAACGAACAGAATTCTCCGGCTGATCTGGAAGCGAGGATCAAAGCGCTTGAAGCAGAAAACGGCAAACTAAAGCAGTCGGTAACAAACGCTTCAGCCGATGCATCCAAGTGGAAGAAGGCTATGCAGGAGAAGGATGAACTCCTCCGGGCAAAGATGTCTGAGGAGGAGAAAGCGAATGCGGACAGGGAGACCGCAGAAGCTGCCATGCGGAACGAACTGGAAACGCTTCGCGCTGAACGGGACATTGCGAACTATGCCGGAGCCTTATCTGCCCCTGAGATCGGGATGGATGCGGAAGCCGCAAAGGCTGTCGCAACCTCCATGCACGAGGGCAACATGACTGCGGTGATCGATGGGATTCGCAAGTTTATTGCATCCCATGACAAAGCACTGGCAGAAAAAGCCATGCTGAACAATCCTACGCTGCCTGGTGGTAATTCCATAAAGACAGTGACCAAGGAAGAGTTCGACAAAATGGGATATACAGAGATGGCTCAGTTCAAGATTGAGCATCCGGAACTCTACAAAGAGTACATGAACAAAAGTTAAAGGAGTTGATTCCAAATGGGTGAAACCACGAAACTGGCTAACCTGATTGACCCTGAGGTGCTGGCCGATTATATCGACAAGAAACTGGTTGACAAGATCGTTTTCGCTCCACTGGCTACTGTGGACACTACCCTGACAGGTCAGCCTGGTGACACGATCAAATTCCCGTTCTATTACTACATCGGTGCTGCTTCTGATCTGACCGAAGCGAGTGCGATCAGCACTGTTTCTCTGAATGCTTCTACGGTCAGCGTACAGATCAAAGAAGCAGGTAAGGGAGTCGAGATTTCCGATACCGCCATGCTGTCTGCTTTCGGCAATCCGGTTGAAGAGATTGCTTCGCAGCTTGTGAAGTCCATGGCTGACAAGGTTGACATCGACTTCCTCGCCACACTGGCTTCCATTGCTTCCACCATGACCGTGTCTAGCGTGTCCGCTGTTATCGACATCAGCAATGCTCTGGAGAAGTTCGGCGAAGATATCGATGAGCAGAAAGCACTGCTCGTTCCTCCGGCTATGTACACCAAGATCCGCAACACGAAGGATTGGTGTCCTGCTTCCGAGTTCGCCGCAGGTGCGCTCGTCAGGGGTGCTGTCGGTCAGATCTTTGGTTGCGATATCATGGTCAGCAATCGTTTGGCTACTTCCGGTAATGCGTACATCGTTAAGCCCGGTGCGCTTCGTCTGATCCTCAAACGGGACACTCTGCTTGAAGCAGACCGTGACATCCTGCGCCGTGTCAATGTCTACACTGCGACCAAACACTATGTCACTTACCTGTACAACGCAGCCGGAGCCATTAAACTCACTGCCTAATAACAGGAGGACAGCATAATATGGGTATGCTGATGCATCACACATGGCTTGCTCAACAGGCGGAGGAACAGGTGAAACAGCCCGAACCAAAGCCTGCTGAGGAAGCCCAGGAGACAGAAAAGCCAGAACGGAAGATGCCTTCACCCAGAGCGGCGAAGAATCCTGTCCGGAGAAAGGCTAGTAAGTAAAGGGGATGGCAGATATGACGAAGCCTGAGAAAATTTCATTAGTGAAAGTGCTTGTGGAAAATGATCCGGAAGCTACGGACGAGGTTGTATCTGCCTACCTTTCCATGGCCATCAATGCGATGATTGAAAGGCTCTTCCCGTTTGACTCCAACAAGAGCGAATCAGATGTGCCTGTACGTTACGATGCGACACAATGTGAATTGGCAGCAAGATATTTCCTTCGCAAAGGTGGACAGGGAGAACTGAGCCATGAAGAGAATGGCGTAAACCGCAGTTATGCGACAGTAGATGATGAGGACATTCTGAAACGGCTGACTCCATTCGTAAAGGTCGGTGGTTGAGATGAGACTGCTTGCCAGGAACAAGAAGGACATCTGGTTCGCAAATCCGACCGGCTTCACTTATGCCACGAATGAGCGCGGACTCAAGACCGGCGAAAAGGTTATCACATACGGCACTCCACAAAAGACCAGAATGTCGATGGCAATTTCGTCCGGCGCTAACAACCTCGGCTCCCAGGGTATCGCGGAAGTGGAGCCATACGGTATCGTAACTGGATATACGCACAGGGCAGTGACCGAAGACCTGAACTGCACGATGGGTGAAGAATCAGAAGTCTGGTTTGGCATTGAACCTGTTGACGGAGACGGGAACGCAGTACCGCATAATTTTGAGGTTGTCCGTAAAGCCAAGAGTCTGAATCATCTGATCTACTACCTCAAGGAAGTGGATGTGCAGTGAACATCCGGATCAACCTGTCAACAGAATCTATCCAGAATGCGATTCAGCGGTTGAAAGTTCGCCAAATTCATCTGGAAGAGGATCTGGAACAGGTGGTGGAAATCCTCACCAATGAAGGGGCAGAAATAGCACAGGCTGCTTATGGCAATTACAATGTCCAGACGGTAGCGCAATCAAGCGGAACAACCGGTGAAATAACAGTAGCCGGTGACGCGGCGCTGATCGCTGAGTTCGGTGCAGGACAAGCGACAATGCCGGTTCTGTTTGAGAACGCGCCAAGCACACCTGTCTATGAAGGATCGTATTCGGAACTTGTCGGTTCCCAGGAGTATTACAAAACTGGGTCATGGCACTTTGGCGGGAAGTATTACACCGAAGTCCCTGCAAGGCACGGGCTGCTGGATGCAAAGCAGTACATAATCGAGCATAGCACGGAAATAGCGAAGGAGATGATGGCATATGATTGATATCGAAGACAAAGTGTTCGATGTGATCTTTAACGCCGTCACTGCCATATATCCGGAAGCGGATGTAACAACCGGCTATGACGAGACTACTGCTGTGTTTCCATGCGTGGTTGTGTCCGAAACGAACAACCAGCCTGTCCGGAACACAGCAACGGATGACTGCTCCGAAAACCATACACGCCTTACCTATGAGGTCAGCGTTTATACGGATGACAAAAACAAGGCGAAAACAGAAGCCAAGAAGATTCTGAAGATTGTAGATGATGCTCTGCAAGCCTTGAAGTTCCGGCGAGTCCACATGAACAAGCCGCTGAACATCAATCGGACGATCTTCCGGCAGTATGGTCGGTGGGAAGTCATTGTCGGTAAACCGATCACAGATGGTGAGAATACTGTTTATCAGCTTTACAGGAGACAGTAGATATGAAGAAATGTCCTTACTGCGGTCACAATAACAATGATAACGCGGTTTCCTGCGAACACTGCTATGCGAAGCTCCCAGAAGAAAAACAGAAGCAGAAGCAGAAACCCGTACCAAATAAGAAATAAGGAGTTGAGACTATGGCACTTGAGTTCAATACCATCGGTGTAAAGATTGGCTATTGCGTTGGTACTGGAACCACTCGCCCGACTTCCGGATATACCAATATCCCGGATGTGAAAACGATCCCCGGTGCTGAACTGAACCCGTCTAAGTTAGAGGTGACTAATCTCACCGACAAGTACCGCCGCTTCATCACTGGCGTGATTGATGCTGGCGATGATTTTGCGCTTACGTGCAACCTGACTACCGCGCTGAAGAACGCATGGGCTTCCCTTGTGTCTGCCGCCAATAGCGCTTATGCAAGCGGAAACAGCACCTGGTTCGAAATCAGCATCCCCAACTTTGATTCCTTCTACTTCGCCGGAATTCCGACTGAGCAGGGATTCAATGAGATGGGCGTGGATGCTGTTGCGGAAGCTACCCTGCATATCATCCCCAATCAGATCGCTGGCTGGGCATCCGCTTCCACCACCTAATCACTGTTGTTAAGTGGCAGGACAGCGGTTTCCCGTTTCCATTGCCCGTATCTTTGGATTACTGCCCTTAACATATATCAAACCTATACGGGAGGTAATAAACATGGCAAACAATGAAGCAAACGAACGAGTAAACCCTATTATCATTCATGACCCGGACAATGGTATGGATTACACGTTGGAATTTAACCGTGAATCCATCCGATTTGCGGAGTCCCGCGGCTTCAACCTTGACGATGTCGGAAGATACCCGATGACGAAGCTTCCGGAACTGTTCTTCTATGCTTTCCGGATGCATCACAAGAATGTCTCCAGGGAGAAGACAGACAGGATCCTGTTCAATGAGCTTGGCGGGATGCCGGAAGGTATGGCAGAACGGCTCGGTCTGCTGTATGCGGCTCCGTTTGATGCACTCACCAACGAGGACGGTAAAGCAAAAAACTCCAGAATGACGGTGGAGTTCTGATAGAGGATACACCGCCGTCAGAGAAGATTACATATACAAAGATCTTCGAGGAAATGTGTCCTGTTTATATCGCATACGGCATGACATATGAACAGTACTGGTTCGGAGATCCGTGGATGGTTCGGGCCTATGTCCAAGCTTACCTTATGAAGCGCAAGGTCAATAACGAAGAGATGTGGCTGCAAGGCATTTATATCTGCCACGCGCTACAGTCTGTTATTGGCACTGCGTTCGGGAAAAAGAAAATCGATTACATTAAGAAGCCGCTCGACCTGTATGAGAAAACAGAGATCGAGAAACAGCAAGAGATCCGGCTTGAAAGGCAGAAGCTTGTTAACTGGCTGAACACGCTAAAACTATCCACGAAACAGGGGGCTGATAAGAATGGCAAACCTTGAAACGCTTGAATTAACAATCAGTGCGAATGCAGAAAGCGCGGCAAAGGGGCTTGACCGTCTTATCGGCTCCCTTTCACGTTTGTCTAAGGATCTTGGTAAAAGTGTTGGCGGTCTAATGCGCCTTAACACCGAATTGAGCAAACTGAAAGGCAATGGCATTATAAACTCAAGGGGTTTCGCTAATGCTACTAAGGGCATAGGCAACGCTGTAGCCGCCCAAACGAAAGCGTTTAAAGCAAGCGCATCTGTCTTGAAGGAATACAGACGGATTAAAAATCCTGCAACGGAATTCAAATCCTGGATGTATGGCCCGAATCCATTGCCGAAGTTTGATGGCGTAACCGGTGGCACGGGAGACATGATTTCGGATGAAGAAATGAAAAAACTGCATCCGGAATGGTACGTTGAGCCTGGTTCCAAAGAATGGAATGATAGAATCATTGCAAGGAATGAAGCGCTTAGAGCGAATGGTGGAACAGCCCCAAATGCCATTGCTTCATCTAACTCCTCTTTTGTAAAGTTTAGAGTTGGGGATTTCACTGAAGCACAGGAACGTGCGCTTAAACAGTCTGACAAAATATTTGAAACACTCAACGCAAAACGCGATTATAAATGGCTTGGCTCGTTTGTTGACAGGTCAATGGGCATTAAAGAAGCTGTAAAAAGCGCGAAAGAAAGTGCGGCTGTATTTGAACAGCAGGGGAATAAGCCGTTATCGTTCTTTAAAAACGCGGGTGTTGCTGTTGCAGATTTCAAAGAAAAGCTCAAGAGCCTTGGCGATGATTCCACAGAGAGCGGGAAAAAGACAAGCGGCGCTCTTGAAAAGATCGGAAAGGTTGCGTCAACCATGCTTCTCCGAACCGCCCTCCGTAGCATGATAAAGGCATTCGGCGAAGCCTGGAATTCTGTTTATAACTTCTCTAAGGCGATGGGTGGCGAGTTCGCACAATCCGTTGATAAAATATCCGGTTCCCTCAAGGGGGCAGCCATCAACCTTGTGTCTGCCTTTGCTCCTGCGATCTCTGCTATACTCCCGATTGTACAGGCGGTTGCGGCGGCGATTAACTACCTTGCTGCGGCGATCCAGTGGTTGTTCTCTCTGCTCGGCATGGGAAGCGGCTTGTTTGGCGCTACAGCGGAACAGATCGATAAATTCTCCGGTTCTGCCGGTGGCGGCGGCAAAGCGGCAAAAGAAATGCTTGCCGCATTCGATGAGTTGAATGTCATCTCCCAGGAGACTGGCGGTGGCGGTGGCGGCGGCGGTGGAGCCAAAGCGCTTTCCGGAATGATCGGGGAAGAGATGGATGCGATCACTACGATTGCAGGAGAAGCCATGCTGGCGCTCGGTCTGATTCTCGCCTTTGGAGGGCATCCGCTGATCGGTGCTTCGCTCATTGCTGTTGGCGTAGCAGGAATTGTTGGCCCGATTGCCACGAAATGGGGAGAACTGAGCAACAAGATCAAGGAAGAGATCCTGACTGTTATGTCTGTCGCTGGTGGTGCAATGCTTGCGCTTGGCTTGTTGCTTGCGTTTAGCGGAGCAAATATACCGCTCGGTATCGGGTTGATTGTTGCCGGAGCCGCTAACCTTGCGGCATCCATTGGGCTTTCATTCACGTTCGATGGGACAATAAAGAACATCCTGAAGAGCCTTGACGGCGCTGTCGGTGGCGCGTTGCTTGCTCTTGGCGCTATTCTGATATTTACAGGAGCCAACATTCCGCTTGGGCTTGGAATGCTTGCCCTTGGTGGAATAAAAATAGCTGCCGCAGCGGCAGACAGTTGGGGTTTTGACGGCAAAATAAAAGGGATCCTCACTGGTCTTGAGGCAGCCGTATCAATTGCAGCACTTGCTCTCGGTGCGATCCTGGTTTTTTCAGGAGCAAACATCCCGGTCGGGCTTGGCTTGCTAGCTTCCGGTGCAGTCGGGCTTGGGGCAACGGTTGCAGAAAATTGGGACTCGATTTCATCTACAATATCTGCCGTTATGAGCGGTTTGGAAACAACGCTTGTATACTGTTGGAATACCATTAAAGCGGCTATTGATGCCGCATGGACTGCCGTATGCAACTGGACAGATGAAAACATCATTACACCCATCAAGAACGCATGGGAAGCGGTGCAGACATTCCTCAGCGAATTGTTTGTGAATCTGTCTGCCGATATTCTGGATGCATATATCACGGTTTCCTTGTGGTGGGGGAATATCAAGGCAAAGCTCGGCGCGGCATGGAGCGCGGCACTCACTTGGTTGAAATCCACATGGGAATCTATTACAAGCGTTATCTCTAGCGCATGGGAAACTGTGTCGAACTGGTGGGGCAATATAAAAACCAAGTTAGGCGATGCGTGGAGTGCGGCAATGACATGGTTTTCCACCACTTGGTCTGGTATTAAAACAACAATTGATAATGCATGGAAAGCTGTTACGGATTGGTGGGAAACAAACATTAACAGTAAAATAAGCGGAGCATGGGATACTGTTTCTGGCATATTTAAAGCAGCGTTTGCACCAATTAAAGCTGCACTTGATTGGTTGGATAAAGTGTTCGGATATGATGGAGATTCAATATCCTTTAAGGTCTTCGCATCTATATTTAAAACTGAGAGTGATAGCTCTGGTGGACATGGTTTCGCGTCCGGAGGTTTCCCCACGGAAGGTCAGCTATTCTTCGCACGGGAAGCAGGGCCGGAACTTGTCGGATCGCTTGGTGGACATACTGCTGTTGCGAACAACGATCAGATTGTTGATGGTATCCGGCAAGGTGTAGCAGACGGTCAGGCAGAACAGAACGCACTTCTCCGTCAGCAGAACGAGATCCTCCGCAGCATCCTGGCAAAAGATAATTCCGTCCGGTTCGGCGCTTCCTCTGCTTTCGGCAGGACTGTCCGGCAGAGCTTGGACATGTATGAGAACATGGTAGGAGGTTGATGCAAGATGGCTTATAACGGATATCTCCTAAAGCTCGGCGGGGCGAATGGCACAGCCTTCCCGATGAAGTATATCAAGGTTGAAGGGTATAACATAACCCCAAACCAGAGGATGGAATCAGAAGCCAAGCGTGCCATTACTGGCGTACTGCACCGAACTACGGTAGCACATACTGCCAGTAAGATTGAGTTCAACACACCGAACATGACCAACCTGGATGTAGATGCCATGATGAGCCTGTTCCGGTCGAAGTGGACGAGTACTGCCGAACGGAAACTGAAGCTTCAGTACTATGACATGGAGACGAACAGTTACAAAACCGGGGATTTCTACATGCCGGATATCAAATTCCAGATTCAGCGGATTGATCCTGAGACGAATCTGGTTTACTACGGGGAAACAAGGGTTGCGTTTATTGAGTATTAAGGTGGTGAAAGCAGATGTTGCCTGTTTGGAAATCCATTGACGGGCCTGTGGCTGTGGCAAGCATTTCTGCATCTGATTCTGGGCCTTTAACGGTTACCTGTGAGGTTCCCATCACGCAGGAAGAGGGAACGCCAAGCCACAGCAATCCGCGCCTTTTAACCGGGTATTACAAATGCAATGTGCTTGTTTCGCCGACCGGGAACGAGAACGATGCGACTGTTTACCCAATTCAGTTCTGGCCAACGCCGCCAGAAAGCCCAAGCGGCTATATCGATGAGGACGATTATGTTTACGGGGCGCAGTTCGAGATAAACAGAAACGGTATCGGAACGCTAATACAGTATTACAAGCTTTTCATCTTTGGTGGAAACTTCAATTTCTACTACTTGGACGCTGACAATGGGATTTTTTATACAGCTGGATCGCTCACCTTCAGAAAAACACTAAAAGACATCTCAGATGATGAAGTGCCTGACATCCGCTGTACGAGATTCGCCCCATGTGCGTATTCAGAAATACTTCAGCATGATGACAGCATCACGTATTATACAGTAAACGGTCAAAAGCGGCTTGTGATTCATTGCTCTGCGTATGCGAACAATGTGTCCGGGTTCAGGAATTTCATTAGCAATAACGGTGTTCGCGCACTGTTTGAGCGAAAAACGCCTTATAAAACAACGTTTGATGCGACAAAGATCATGCCGGTTGAAGGGCAGAATTATATCTGGTCGGATATCGGAGATACCATTCGTGTTTCAGCATATTCATACGATATTGACGAGCATGTAAACCTGATCAAAAAAGGGAACCAGCAACATATTCGTGTTACGTTCCTCTTTGATAACATGACATTCGAAGACGAAGACTTTGTAATGGACATGGCTAACGTATCTGGTTACATGAACCCGGACATAGACATTTCGTTTGGCACTGCTTACGCACAGGAAGTATCGCTGAACTTTTTGCGGAGCAGCAAAACAGATGATCTGAACTGGGCAAGGGAATTTGAACTTAGCTTCGGCGTTGACGATGATAACGGGGAAACGCTCTGGACTACTGTTGGGATTTTTGCCGGGACAAGGCCCGTTTCCACCATGAACGATTCTATCCGCTTCAATGCCTATGACAGGATGCAGCGGTTCGATAAACCGGCGGGTGACTTCCTCCGTCTGCTTACGTATCCTTGCACATTGCGAGATATCTATAACAAGCTCTGCTCGTTTGTCGGGCTTTCCAACGAAGCCGGTGATGAACTGGAATATGTTATGAGCCGTACGTTCGATTCTGCTTTTGACACCGACAGTATCAGCTCATTACGTGATCTTCTTTCAAAGATCGCACAGGCGAACGGATGCTATGCAAAGATTACGCGCTATGGGAAAGTCAGGCTTGTGTGGTTCGCCGACCACAGAGCGAGTTACGAACTGACAAGAGATGACATTTTCAGCATAGAAACCACAGATCTTTCGCAGACTTCCGGGATGCAGTGGGATCATCTGTTCACATGGGAAGAGATGGCGAACCTCAAATGGAATGAACTGTATGAGAAGAGTTCTCCTCTGCTGATGCAAGGCGTTTCCGCATCGTGGAACAACGATGAAATTACAGTCATTCAGCCGCCGGATGCTTCTGCAGGGGCAAAAAGGATCTGGAATGATATCGCAGACAGAACATGGTATGAAGCGCGCGAATATACATGGAATGACATTTCAGATCTCGGCTGGCGAGGAAACTATGTTTACATGGCAGATAATCCGTTTGTGTTCTACGAAAACGAGAACGATATCCGGTTGCATCTGCAACAGATCGTAAACCGCATCCGGAATTTTCCTGCCTATCAGGTTGCAAGAATCAACGCTGTCGGGAACTGGTTTGTTGAACCAGGGGATGTTATCGAACTAGAACAGGAAGACGGAACCATTGTGAATTATCCGGTATTCTCCAGGGCGATTTCATGGAATGGCGCATGCGAATGCGATTATGAATCTACCGGAAGCCTGGCACAATAAGAGAAAACAAGGAGGGAACCAGACATGGCAACTACAGAAGTACTTGGACTCTACAAACCGGACGGAAGTGATTATGTTTCTGTCGAACGGGATCTGAATGAAAATTACGATAAGATTGACGGTGCATTCAAAGAGCTACTCATGACGAAGGCGTATCAGACTGTTTTCGCCAGCGTTGCAAGCGGAAACAAAGTTTTTACGAATGAAGACTTTGACATTGCGGAGATCACGGGTTATACGCCTGTCGCGCTTGTCGGCTTCGTGTCGAGCAGTGCAAACTTCATCCTGCGTGGCTCCGATCCATCTGCCTTTGTCGGCGAGACAGCGAACTGCATCTTCTGCCGGAACCTTGGCAGTTCTTCCATCAGCAGCCTGACAATTACAATTACAATTTTGTGGGTGAAGAGCGATTTCCTGAACGTTGTACCACTGCCATAATATTTTTAAAAACAAAAACTAATATAAATAGAGCAATTATACGTTATAATGTAATTGCGTTAGAGAAGGAGGTGGAAGAATGCAAAGCGCTGAGAAAGTCGATAGCCTGATCAGTGAATGGAAAAGTAGTGGGCTGTCGAAGACAGAAATCGTCTGGAAGACTGCTGAAGCATGCCTTGGATGGCCCTATATATTTGGGGCTGCCGGGGAGAAATGCACTCCCGCTGTCAGGAAAAAGTATTACAACAATTACCTGAACAGGAACCCGGATGAAGCGAAGCAGATCAAGAAAAAGTGCCGGGTGCTTAATGGAACTGCGGAATCCTGTAGTGGCTGCCCGTATTACCCGAAATGCCATGTTCGCAGTTTCGATTGCCGTGGGTTTACCAGATGGATTCTGGGACAGGTCGGAATCTTGCTGAAAGGAGCCGGAGCTACCTCCCAATGGAATGACAACAGCAACTGGGAGCAGAAGGGACGAATTGAAGATCTGCCTGACGGTGTTCTCGCTTGCTTCTTCCACGCCAACGGGGCAAAGATGCTCCATACAGGCTTCTGCCTATCCGGCGAAACCATCCACTGTTCCGGAACCGTTAAGAGAGGGAAGACTTCTGACAGAGGGATTACTCACTACGCTATACCGAAAGGACTGAATCAGCCAGTGACAGATATCCGACCGACTCTCAGCAAGGGCGATTCCGGACAGTATGTTACTCTGCTTCAGACGAAGCTTGTACAGCTTGGGTATGATTTATCACCATATGGAGCAGACGGGAAATTTGGCGCTAAAACAGCGCAAGCAGTGCGTGAATTCCAGCATGATTCCGGGCTTTCTGCGGATGGTATCTGTGGCAAAGCCACATGGGCGGCGCTGGATTCCGGGGAAATAACCTACTATTCCGTTACGATTCCGCATGTCAGCAAAAGTGTTGCTGAAGGTATACTGTCGAAATACGGTGGCACAATGGCATTGGACGGATAGGAGGTGGTAACATTGTGGGATTTCATCGTGAAGTATTGGCTTGAGGTTGTCTTCGGCGTTGTAGTCACTAGCCTGTCTGCTGCATACGCCCACCTGGCAAAACGTTTCCGGGCAGAGAGAGCAAAGAACCAGGCCATTGAGAACGGCTTGAAAGGCATCCTGAGAATCCAGATCCTGGATACGTATGATAAATGCGTGGCAAACGGCAGGAAGATATCCATCAGCCGGAAAGATGCTATCGGTTCTGTTTACAGGAGCTATGTAGCGCTGTGCGAATCACACGAGGATGTGGATGACACAATTAAGCAATTGTACGAAGAGATCGTGCGAATGCCAATAGATTAAAACGGGGGTGAGACTATGAGATCCGTCAGCGTACGGCTAGCAGACCTTGAACGAGTAACCATTCCGATAGGGTTCGAAGGTGAGAACGATTATACCTCTGTTCACATCGATTGCAAGAAGGTTTTCGATGAGGACAGCGGATTTGTTCCGACCCTTGCCCTGGTGTCCCCAAGCGGGGAGAAGTATCCTGGCATCGTAACCAGAGACGGTGATATTGTCACATGGGTTGTTTCTGCTTCTGATCTTACGGAGCGTGGATCAGGTGAGCTTCAGCTTGCGTTCACAAAAGACAACGTGATCGGGAAAACGTATGTTGCCCGGACACGGGTTGAACGTTCCATCACTCCGAATGGGGAAGTACCTTCTGTCATTGAGAACTTCATCATCGAAGCTGGGCAGATCGTCAATGGTATTCCTCAGGCGATTGAGGATGCATTGCAGGAAGCCAAGGATTCCGGAGAGTTCGATGGCGAGGATGGAGTTTCGCCGACAGTTTCTGTTATAGACATTGCCGGTGGCCACAGGGTGACCATAACGGATGTAACTGGCACTCACACATTTGATGTTATGGACGGGCAGCCTGGGCAACCGGGGCAACCCGGACAGCCAGGAGCAGATGGCGTGTCTCCTACTGTCACTGTTGCCAACATTACCGGAGGGCATAGGCTGACCATTACGGACGCAACCGGAACGCAAACTGTTGATGTGATGGATGGCGCTAAAGGTGATCCCGGCGATCCAACCACGTTGATCGATGATACCACTCCTGCCGCCAACAAAACATTTAGCTCTAACAAACTCAACACGATGGATGAAGAGTTAAAGAGCGCCTTAAACTCTTATGAGAAGTATTCAATAGGTAATGAAAATTTGCTTGCTAATGCAGGGTGGAATGAAAACTATTCCATATCTGAGTCTGGTACTATTACATCGAATACAAATGCACACTATACGGATTTGATCCCTGTCGAAAATACAGAATACGTTTTATGGTATAAAGCTAATGGTGTGAATAATAACACACGCATACACGGGTATGATTCAAATGGAACGTGGCTTAGACAGATAGCATTGAGTCAAAGTGGGACAAGCATCTCTCCGATATCGGTTAAATTGAACTTTGCGAGTGATGTAAAGTCGATCAGAATCGCAATGAATAAGGTGGTCAAACCGATCATCCTTTTGAAAACATACAACGGGGAAGATTTATTCACTTGCATTTCTGGCATTTCTGAGATATGTGCAGATGTTGAACAGACGAATGATCAAGTGGAAATCTATGCGGATAAAGTAATTGGAGCAAAGGAAATTGTCAATGAAATTACATGGGTAGAAGGATATTCCATAAAAGAAAACGGCTCATTGGAAGCGAATACATATTTCCACTATACAAATCAAATTCCGGTAAAAGACGGGATTTATGTATATACTTATGCGGGGCCGGGTTCAAATCAAAACACGAGAATTCATGCATATGATGAGAATGGGAATTGGATCAAGCAGATTCTTCTTTCACGAAGCGGAACGTCCACAACACCTATAACGGTGAACATTCCATGCAGTGGGTATAGTTACATCAAAATAAGCACGGCAAAGTCGGTAAACGTTATAAGTCTGATTACTCCGCTACTTATCGCATCTTCTGAAGGTGGTCTGAATAGCATCGGGCTACATACTATTCCGGAGAATGTCGGTGTATTGAATGCAATAAAAAGGGCAAGACAAATGACCGATGTTGAATGGATACCCGGTGCGGATCTTCTTAGAGCTTTTATGGATACTGGAAATACTTATCTGACATCGCATTCCCAAACGTATCAGGGGAAATTTGAAGCCGGGAAAAATTATAAAGGACTTCCGTATTCAGAAAGGAACGCTCCCTATAGATGGCTTGGTATAGAAGTACCGTTGGAAGCGTTTTGCAGTGCAATCCAAAAAGAGAACAGCGTTATTGCAAACGAAAGTACCTATTCTAAGTATGGGGCAGATTATTATGGTAGCGTATGCACATCATTGACTTGTTATGCTTTGGACCTTCCTTATACAGTTTCAACAAGGTACAACAAAATACCCGGAATGTCTTATGTAGCAACGGTGAACAATAATCTTGATGTATCTGTTTTGAAACTTTGCGATATTATCCAGATATCCGGTCATTGTGCGATAATCACCGACATTTACAAAGACGATGTTGGACGGGTCACATATATTGAAATATCAGAGCAAACGAGACAAGGCAATTCAAATAGAAGCCACCTAACTGGTGAATACGGAAGTGTGTGCAGAAGAATTACCATGACGGTTAAGGAGTTTATCACTTGGTTCTCAAACTTTTATATATATCGGTATTCATATATTGACAGGGTTGGGTATCGTTCATGCCCTTATGTGCCAATGCCGGATGAAGGGAATCGGATTTGCATTCATGATTATCCGCTGATGCCATATATGGGTAACAAAACAACGTATGGAACAGGAAGCGCGCCAACTGTCAAGATTATCTTTGACACAGACGCATATACGACCCTTGTGGTTTACAAAAATGGTTCATTGTTTGGAAAATATAATATTGAAAACCAGACATATTATAATGTTGTTTGCGATACAGATGAAGCAAAATACACAGCTTGCCTCGCAGTGCTTGACGGAAATCAAGATATCAGTTACAGCACACAAACTGTAGAGTGGTATTGCAGACCGCATGATACACCTGTCGTATCTGTAAGCAACAACAAAGCAACTATATCCGTCACAAACAGCGGAGAATTCAAACCGTATTGCGTCATCATTGGGACAACTTTTATTAACGGAGATTATACAAAGCTGTTTGATAGTGATTATACAAAAACAACCAATAACAATGAAGTGACATATTCATTTGAAATTCCATTTGAATATGCAGAGGCGAAAGATTGCAAGCTGTATCTCCGGTCGGAAGAGTGGGGCGTTTGCGAGTATAACTTTACGGTAACACCGTGAAGGGTTTCAACCAGACCACGCTGAGTTAAGGGAACAAATTAATGTGTAGTGATGTGTAACAATACACATTAATACCCACGCTTTTTAAGCCATTCGTCTAATGCTTTCTGCACGATCCACGATTTGGGACGTTCCTCATCTTTGCGGTACTTCTCAAATCGTTCGTGCAGGGACGGTGGAATCGTGATATCCAAACGGACATACCCGGACTCCTCGATTCCACGTAAAGACCGTCCACCATTGACACCCATGTTAACAACTCCTTTTTGATTTTATCTTATCATGGTTTGTCAATGTTAACGGATTGCAACCAGTTGCAATAGGTTGCAATTATATCTCAACTTTGGGTGGAACAAATTAAACGATAAGTGTGACTAAGTGTGAGTAAGTGTGACTAAGCGCGACTAACCGGGAGGTGGTCAATATGGTTTCTTGGTGGGCGGTTCCTATTTCCCTGATTGCAGGATTATTGGCAGGAATCCTGATTGTAGCCCTGATGGAGGCGAACGAATGAACTATGAAGAATTGCTGAATGAGTGGAAAGAGCGGCTCGGACTGCATGGTTGGAGGATCAAGCTTCTTCCATGTTGCCGACCGGATGAAATGACGGACAGCGATGTCAGCGGATGCTCTGTCTGGCAAGAGGTTAACAAGGTTGCCCGGATTGAGATTGTTGACCCAACGTTTTACGGGGAGCGGATCGTCCCGTTCGATTGGGAGAAAACGCTTGTCCATGAACTCCTGCACTTGAAAACGAGCCTGATATCGTCCGATTGCGATCCGTTACAGGAACGTGTAGCGCATCAGCTGATTGACGATCTGGCGAGGGCGTTTGTGGATGCGAAACGGCAAAAA